AACTCGGCGATGCTTCGGACACATACGACGGCGAAACCGGCATGGGGCTCGATGCGACGCTCTATGGCCAGCAAGTCAAATTGTTAGATCACACCGGAACATTCGCCGCGATCGGAAAACGCAAAGCATTTTTCGAGGTGTTGTAATGCGCGATCGTCGTCGAGGATTAAAACAGGATGCAACGTACTGGGCGCCCGCATTACCTGATGGTTTCGGTAGCGTGGGATTCTCAGCGCCGATAAAAATTAAATGCCGGTGGGAAGCAAAGTCGGAACTCTTTCGCGACAAAGACGCGCGCGAGGTTATGAGTTCCGCGATTGTGTACGTCGATCGTACTGTCGCACTGCAAGGCTTTCTCGCACTCGGCACGTTCACCCAATTAGATCCGCGCAGCATTGGCCGCGAAATTCGCCAACGCGGTGTTTCACCGAATTTGCGCGCGACGCATCAACTCAACAAGGTCTATCTATGAATCGCGTAGAAGGCCTCGACAAAGTACTCGGGAATCTCAATCGAGAAGTTAAAGGTATCGAGCAGCGCTCCATGGCCGGACTCATTGCGGGCGGTCATATGATTTTAGGCGAAGCAAAGAAACCTGAAAATACACCGCGCGACACCGGCAACCTCGTCAATTCAGGTTACACACGCAAATCACCGGAAGGCGAGCAGCTCGTCGAAATCGGATTCAGCGCCGCTTACGCAATCTTTGTACACGAGGATCTCGAAGCCAATCACCCGCGCGGCGGTCGCGCAAAATTCCTCGAAATCCCGCTGCACGAAAAGAAACAGGAAGTTTTCGAACTCATTCGAAAAACCGCGGCGGTAAAAAAATGAAATCGCCCGCGCACGCACTCGCACTGTATCTCGCTGATTTCCCCGCGATAGGAACTTTTGCAGCGGCTACAGGGTGGAGCATTGCGGTTAGCACCGAGCCCGTGTCACCCGATACCGCAATCACCTTGTACGACTCGCCCGCCGGCGAGGCTTATTTCGCTGATGCAGATATTTCGCAACCAATGTTGCAGGTTCGAACACGCGCGCGCGATTACGAAGAGGCCTACACGAAGCAGAACGATATCAAAGCGATTCTCTCGAACGTGATGAATCAACAAATCGACGACGCGTATTACATCGGCGTTTGGCTCAAAAGCGAAATTATCTGTATCGGCCGTGACGACAACGACCGCTTTTTGTTTACCGCAAATTATCGCGTTGAACGCCAATCGATTGGAGAGGAATCAACCTGATGTCTCAATCGGAGAACGAGAACTCGATTATGAAACCACAAGTACCAACGCAATGGGGCGATGAAAAGCGCGGCTTCCATATCGATAAGACGATAAGCATTAGTGATTTGCTCACCGTGTTTTCGCTCGCGTGCGGATTGATTTGGTACGGAAGCCAATTTCAAAGCCGACTCGACATGCAGCAAGAAGCATTGCGACGTACTGATGCGACGATCGCCGCAGAGAAACAGTTCCGTGATGCGCAGCGCGCAGAAGATCAAGCCGCTGCGCGCGGCGTCATGGTTGATTTGCAACAGCAAATTCGAAGCATGGACGCACGGATGACTGATCGTCTCGAAAAAATCGCTGACAAAGTTGGTGCACCAAAATGAGCCCCGCATTCGAATCAAGTTACGTGTTCACGCATATTCAAGAAAACGGCGCTGCCGACAAATACATTTTGTCGACGCTCAAAGGCGAAACAGCAGAAACGTTTTCAGGCATCTACCGCGCTGTGCATCCGCAGTGGGCGGGCTGGGCATTGATTGACGCCGGTGACACCAGCAGCCAGCAGCTTAAAGACATGGTCAAGGAATTCTATTACCGGCAATTCTGGCTGCGCATGAAGCTCGACCAATTGCCGTTTCCACTTAGCGGGCTGGTCTTTGACTTCGGCGTTAATTCAGGTCGTCAACTCGCCGTTCAAAAGCTTCAAAAGATTTTGTCGACTGGTGCCGATGGCGATATAGGGCCTCGCACCGTTGCCGCGGTTAGCAGAATGCGCGCCGAAAAGCTTGTCATGGCTTACATCGCAGCGCGTTTAGATTTTCTCAACGATTTAAAAAACTGGAATATTAACTCTCGCGGATGGTCGCAGCGCATCGTCGAGATTTTGCGATTTGCTGCGCAATAACTTGGAGCATTAGTGATGAAAACAAACGCAGGTATTTGGCTCTACACGGCGCTAACCGTACTCGGCTCGCTTCTACTCGATCTGCAAAAGCTCATGAATATGCCGGGAATCGAAAAGATTTCGGATATCCCGCAGGCATCACTACTCGGCGTGCTTATCACAGCGCTGCTCGCTGGTGTTGCTGTAGTGAAAGCGTCGATAACCGACAGTCCGGCGAATGTGCAACAGACTAACGACATCGTGAAGGCTGCTGCGAACCTCGATAAGCAATCAGGATTTGCGCGCACGGTGTTGCTGTTCGTGATCGCAATTGCTGCGGCCGCGTTAATCGCATGTGCCACTGCTCCAACACCGAATCAATTAATTAAACAGACTTCCGTCGCGCTCGAAAAAGTCGCAGTGCAAATCGATTTGGCCCAAAAGTCCGGGCAGATCAGCAACGAGCGCGAAGATCATCTACTCGATGAACTGAAAAAGATTAACGAAGATTTGCGCATCGCCGAGTCGCTCACAGGCGATGGACCAGCACAGCAACAATCGCTTGAACAAATCAATCAACGCCTCGCGGCAATACGCGCGCAACTCGCGAAGGAACAATCGAAATGAGCAAGGTAACTACCCTCGATATTGTTTCCGCACTGCAATTGCTCGCCGAGACAGCACTCACCGCACAGGAAATTGCCAATCTCGCGCGTAGTGATGTCACCGAAGCCGACGTGATTGCACAACTCGACAAAACAGACGCGACTATCGATCGCCTAAAAGCTGAGGATTGAAAACATGAAACGCAAATATCTGTTCATTGCTATGTTCGCGGCGCTTGCATCAACGGCACACGCCGCAACAAAAGTCACCGTCAGTTGTACAGCGCCCACCACGCGCGAAGACGGCACCGCATTTGCCGCGAGTGAAATCGGTTCATTCCTTTTCGACTACACACAGCCGAATGCATCGACGCAAGGTCCATTCGCGAAATCGTCGTGTAGTTATGTCGTCGATATCCCAAAAGGAACCTGTTTCAAAAAAGGCACCGTTTTTAGCGCACGCGTTGTCGACAACCAACCGACGCCGCTGACCTCGAAGCCTGGTACGCAAATTCTTGCGGAGGACGCCTGTAACCCTTTAGCGGCACCCAGCGCCCCGATTGTGAAAATTACAGTCGAGTGATTCGCTGGCTCATGCGCTTATTGAAAATGTGCAATTAATTTTTAGGAGATTCGAAAATGGCAGAACCGACACTTGGCTATAACGGCCGCAGTTTCAAAATTCTTTTCGATGGCGAAGTTATCGCGGCTGTGCAGAGCCGCGAAGTTAAACGCAACAAAGAAGCCGTCGACGTAACGACCGACGATAGCGACGGATGGCAGCGCGTTTTATCCGAACCCGGCGTTCGCTCTGTCGATGTCACCATAGAAGGCGTTGCGACAATCGACAATTACAACAACCTGCTCGATCGCTGGAATGGCAGCACGTTGCAGAACGTCGAATTACAGCATCCGAACGGTACGACCGAAGCCGCCGACGATGGCTTTTTCCTCGGTAATTTGACGATGGGTGCGGAGCACGACAAGCACGTTTCATTCAGTGCGGAATTGAAATCGAGCGGCCCCGTACGTCCGACCTACGAAGGCAGCACGACCTAATTTCGGAGCACTGATTAATCATGCGCAAAAACATTACTTTCAAAATATGCGGCGCCGAAATTGTTGTTCCCGTTACGTTCGACACGATCGAGCGCATCGAGCGCAGCTTCGGCGCGAACGCTGACACCATCGCTTCGATCATTCTTCCGAATATGCAGACCGTCGCGTATAGCCGACTCGCGCGCGCTGTGTGCGATGTGACTTTCGGTTACACCGAATTAAAGCGCGAAGAAATTTGCGAATACATCATCGCAGCGCCGGGAAGGGAAATCGCCCAATTTGGTTTGAATCTGCAAATCGCTTGTTTGTATCTGCGCAAAGAAATCGACGAAGAGTCCTTCGACGCGTATGCGCGCGGTGAATCGCCACCAAAAAAGACGACTGGCACCGCCTAATCACGCAACCATCGTCGCTTGAGGGTTTTCACCGTGTGGCGGTTGGTGCCTGGAAAATTTCCCCGAGTGAGTTTTGGGGAATGTCACCGCAGGAATGGTGGAATTTAGAGAAGTTTTATCGCCCGCCTGAGATGGTCGGCAACATGACGAAAGAAAAATTCGATCGATTGAAAGCGATGTTGCACGAAGAGGCGGCAAATGGCTGATGAAGGTCTCGGTAAATTAGTCGCCTATCTCGGCGTCGATACCGTTGCGCTCGAAGCGGGCACAGCGCGCGCAGGTGCAGCACTTAAAGATATCGACGATCGTATGAATGTCACCGCTGCGCAGGCCGGGAAAATGGTCGGCGCAATTGCGATCGCGGGCGCTGTGATGGCGTCCGTTATGGTGAAGCGCAGCGTTGAAGCGATGGACGCGCAAGGCGAGCTCGCACAGCAACTCGGCATCTCGATTCAATCGCTCGGCGCTTTCACGTTCTCTGCATCGCAAGCGGGAATGTCACAAGAAGAGCTCGCCGGCAACGTTAATAAACTCAATCGCACGATGGCCGAAGCGGCCGCAGGTTCGAAAGAGCAGTCGCAAGCCTTCAAAGATTTGGGAGTTTCCGCGACTGACGCCGAGGGCAATCTGCGCAGCGCTGACGATGTCATTCTCGATATCGCCGACAAATTCGAAAACCTTCCGGACGGCGCTAGCAAGTCTGCTATGGCGATGGATTTGTTCGGCAAGTCCGGCGCGAAAATGATTCCGTGGCTGAATCAAGGCAGCGCCGCGATTCGCGAACAAATGCAACTCGCACAACAACTCGGACTCGTTATTAGCGATCAAACTGCCGCGGCTGCGAATGAATTCGCGGATCAAATGCAAGTGCTGTCGCAGGTAGGCAGCGGCTTCTCAAATCGACTTACTGCGGAATTATTGCCGACGCTTACGCAGGTTGGCGACGTGCTCATCGATGTCGCGAAAGATGAAGAAACGATGGCGACGGCATCGGGCGCGCTTTCAACGGTGCTAAAAGGCCTCGTATCGATCGGCCTCGTTGTTGGCGCCACGTTCAAAGATATCGGCGGTTGGCTCGGCGCCGTTGCTGCCGCTGCGATGTCGGCCGCATCCGGTGACTTCGCCGGCGCATACGATATTTTGAAACAACGTAGCGCCGATTCCGCGCGGGAAATGGAAGTTCTCGAAACGCGAATTAAAAAGGTGTGGGAAACCAGCGCCGCCGATGCGAACGATTCAGCAACGCGGCAAATGGCATCGTTAAATCGTCTGACTGAAGCACAAAAGAAAGCTGCAGAGGAAGCCGAGAAAGCTGCAGAACGTCAGCAAAAAGCGAATGCCGACACGGTTAAATCGCTCCAAGAACAAGCGGCAACGTTAGGGATGACCGCCGGCCAAGCCGCTGTGTACAAATTACAGATGGACGGCGCGACCGAATCGCAATTACGCGCGGCGGAAGCCGCACGACAAGTGGTCGACGCGTTCGCAGCGCAAAAAGAACTTGGGCAAATCAAAATCGGCGCGATGGATGGCAACGATCAAGCGCTCGCTCAGTTGCAAGAAAAATACGCGCGTCTAAACGAAATCGTCGCAGCGAATCCGCAGTTGCAAGCGCAGGCTGCACAAGCTGCGGCAGTGCTCGCACAGCAATATCAAAACAATGTCGACGCAAATATCGCCTCAGGAAAAGCTGAGCACGAAGCGTTTTTAGAGCGACAAGCGCAACGTGTCGAGGCGATCAAAACCCAGAACGCCACCGAAATGGAATTGCAATTGCAAAAGTACGCGCTCGATCAAGAGATGCTCGAGCAAGCGCTACTCAATGGCGTTATCACAGAGCAAACCTATCGCGATTTAACTGCCGAAAACGAAGCTGCGCACGAAACGCGTATGCGCAACATGAAAATCCAAAGCTGGGAAGATTTGAAAAAACTCAATCAGCTT